GTGTGTCGCTGGCGCGACACGCCGTAGTAAGGGTAAGATTTTTCTGTGACTACACTTGTAGCTGTTCAGTTAGATAACCGCTGTATTTTAGCAGCCGATTCTCAAGTAACCGAAGATAATCAAAGAACCATAGTAACTGCTGTACCGAAGATTGTCTCCGTTGGTAAGTACCTGCTGGGTATCGTAGGTGATTCTAGGCCTGGTGATATCTTGGCCTACAACTGGACTCCGCCGAGTTACAAAGGCGCAGACCCAGTACAGTGGATGGGTAAGAAAGTCTTGCCTTCAATACTCACGGCGTTTAAGGAGAATGGATATGACCCGTTTGAAGCTACCAAAGAGAAGGACGCGGGATTTGACTACATTGTGGCATTCAACGGGAATGTATTTCACATCGCAACAGACCTCTCGTTCATCCAAAGTGATCACCGTATTTACGGGCTTGGTAGCGGCGGTCAGTTTGCTCTGGGCTATCTGGCTGGTTTGGCTACTAATAACCTTGTAACTAAACCTGAGCAACACGCCCGACGCGCTGTTGAGATTGCGTCAATGCTTGACGTCAATACTCACCCGCCAATACAGTTGGTTACTCAACGACGGGAGTTCTGATGGCTAAAGACTTCAAGCGGTTTACCTTTCATATCAACCGCCAATATACATACAACTGGTCTATTGGTATTGATTATTATGAAGAGTATGCCTATACACCAAACGAGGTAATCGCTAGAGTTTGTCAGATAGGTCTGTTATTCTTTAGGATTACTATTACGAAGTGGGAGACCGGAGAGGTATTTAGCGCTGATGGATATTAAAGAGCTTTTAGTAAAGACTTTGCACGACAAAGAGAACAAGCGTTCAAGATCTACACAGGTACAGATAGGACCATCAGAGTTGGGCGGATGCCGCCGTAAGGTTTGGTACCGACTCAATAATCAGCCCGAGACGAACGACAATGAGTTGAAGTTGGCTGCCATTATGGGGACAGCTATCCACACTGCCATCGAGTCGGCTTTCGCTGATAACAAATCAATAATGCTGGAGACCACTGTTGAACACAATGGTATGAAGGCACACGTCGACGCATTCCTACCGGACACAGGAGATGTGATTGACTGGAAGACAGTTAAGAGTAAAAATCTAAACTACTTCCCAAGCCAGCAACAACGCTGGCAAGTGCAGACCTATGGCTACCTTATTGAAAAGTCTGGGGTGGGGAAGCCCAAGAACGTTCATCTGGTAGCCATACCAAGAGATGGTGATGAGAGAGATATCAAGGTCCACTCAGAACCATACGATGAAGCAATCGCGCTTGAAGCGCTTGATTGGTTGTCTGCTATTAAAGACTCGGCAGAGGCTCCAGCACCGGAGCGAGATGAATCTTATTGTAAATTTTATTGCAAGTTCTACGACGCCACTGGTGAGATGGGATGCGTTGGTCTAAAAAAAGAACGTACAAAGACTGAGCTTCCAGTCATTGAAGATATACAAACAGGCCTATCTGTTATGCACTATGCACAAATAGATGAAGAGATAAAGGCTTTAGAAGCAAAGAAGGATTCAATTAGAGAAGCCCTGATGGGTATAACTGGAGTTACTGCTACAGGATATGAGATCAAATGGTCAACTATCCAAAGCAATAGCGTCGACAAAGAAGCGGTGGAGAAAGCACTAGGCTTCGTGCCGACTAAGCAAGGCAAGGAAAGCACAAGGCTTTCCGTCAAGAAAACTGGAGGAAACTAATGGCTGCACCAGAGTCAACAAAGTTCCAGGTGAATTTCAAGTCACCAGATGGAACTCTTATTAACCTATATGCTGCTAACAAGGAGGAACTAGAATCGTTGCTAACTGCAGCGCAAGACTTTTCCGCACTTATTGGAAGCGTTAGCCAGGCTTTCGGAAGCGCTGCTCCTGCTGCGCCCGTACGAAGTGCTGGAGTTTCACAACAAGCAGTAGCACCAGCAGGTGCTGGTAATACTTGCAAACACGGCGCTATGTCATACCGCGAAGGTACTGGCGCTAAAGGTCCTTGGAAGGGATATATGTGCGCAGCTCCTAAGGGAGCAATAGATAAGTGCGCAACAATCTGGGTCAAGTGATTAAATGCGAGAGCCACGTCAATACGAGGCTCCGCTATGTGCGCAAGTCGACGGAGATCTTTGGTTCCCAGAAAAGGGTGAGGGTAATCCTAGAGGGTTACGTCTTGCAAAGGAACTATGTTCTAAGTGTGTTCATAGAATCGAATGCGCCGAATGGGGTATTAACAATGAGCGACACGGTATCTGGGGTGGACTCACTGCCAGAGAAAGAGAATTAACGCGTAGTAAAAGAAATATAAGATTACCGAGGGAGAAAAGTGCTTAAGCTATCCCGAGCTTGGGGCAGTACCATAACCAAGGCAACACCATTGCCTGAAGTATGGAAGGACTTAAACCAAAAGCAGATTAAATTTCGGCGTGGTCAAGTGTGTATGGTTGCCGCTGCACCTAATGCTGGAAAGTCTATGTTTGCGTTGGTCTATGCCATCAGAGCCAAGGTACCTACGCTTTTTTTCTCAGCAGATACAGATACTGCAACGGTAATGATTCGAGCAGCTTCGGCGCTATCCGGCCACGGTCAGGTCAGCGTCGAGGCTCAACTCGAACGCAATGCCAATGCCTATAAAGATGATCTCAAAGGAATATCTCATATCCAGTGGTGCTTTGATTCATCACCATCGCTAGATGATATTGAGCTGGAAGTCAAGGCTTATGTAGAACTGTATGGCGTTGCACCTGAGTTAATAGTTATAGATAACCTGATGAACGTAGTTGCTGAACACGATAACGAGTGGGCTGGGCTTCGTCAGATAATGGTTGAACTGCACGATATGGCTAGGAAAACCCAAGCCTGTGTAATGGTATTGCACCACGTCTCAGAGCAGAGTGAATATGGTGATACCACTAACCCTCCTGCTAGAAGGTCAATCCACGGTAAGGTTTCACAATTACCATCTTTGATTCTAACTCTAGGCTACAGTCCAAGTGAGGGAGCGCTCCGAGTATCTCCGGTGAAAAACCGCTTTGGTCCTATGTATGCCAATGCTGATGAACACGTAGTTTTATTTGTTGACTATGCTCATTGTCGAATTGAGAATGTAGATGAGGTAGGTCGTATGGTTAGGCGGAACAATCCGCTGGTGAAGTATTGAAAATCAACGACGTCTTTGATCGCATAGTAGTCATCAACCTAGATTCTAGGACTGACCGTATGGAGACTTTTGATGAGCAGGCTAAGAAGTATGGAATCAAGTATGAAAGATTCTCAGCAGTTCCTGCCGACCCACCAAAACTACCGCCTACCTGGGCCTGCAAAGAAAGTCATATCCAAGTTATCAAGCAGGCAGTAAAGGATAAAGTCAAACGTCTATTTGTATTTGAAGATGATGCTTTATTTGTAGAAGATTTCAATACCAAGTTCAGCGAGTTATACAAGGAACTGCCAGAGGATTGGGATATGTTTTACCTTGGAGCTTGGCATCTGCAGTATGAGAAATACAAAGAGGGGTTGGTAAAGATGATAGATAGTTACTCAGCTCACGCCTACGGAATTAATGAGCATTACTTGAATGAAGCATTCTCTGTTATCTATAAACCTAAACCTATTGATATTGCTTTATCATCTAAGCATCCATTTATTAAGGCTTACTGCGCAAAGCCAGCGCTAGTAGGTCAGACACCAGGCTTCTCAGATATAGAAAAGGAGTATCGGGACGTAACCGAGCATTACTTATGAACACAAATCTAGTAATAATCCCAGCAAGAGGCAGACCCGATAAGGCTATTACTGCATTTGATGCACTAAAAAGTCTTAGCAAGATATCAGATTTTATGATTGGTCTTGATGATGATGATGCTGATAACTACCCAGAGATTGATGGTGTAATCAGAGAAGTCAACCCGAGACTAAAGATGAATGGCACCTTGAATCTATTGTCTACTAAGTATGCTGACAAATATAAAACGATTTCATTTATGGGTGACGATCATCTAGTTAGAACCTATGGTTGGGACGAGAAACTCTATGAGCCTATTAGCAATAGAGGCTTTGGAATCTCGTACGGTAATGACTTATTCCAAGGCGAGAATCTACCTACAATGGTAATGATGTCTACTAATATCATCAAAGAGTTAGGGTTTATGGCTCCGCCGAAATTGATTCATCTTTTTATGGATAACTTTTGGAAAGTTTTTGGTCAGGTTCTTGGATGCCTTGACTACAAGAGCGATGTAATTATTGAACATATGCACTATATGGCAGGCAAGTCAAAGGTTGATTCACAGTATCAGGAGGTCAACTCATCCGAGGTGTCAAAGCACGACGCTCTGGCATTCAAAGAGTATGCTGAAACTCAACTCAAGAATGATGCAATTAAAGTTTTAATGGCGGTCAATGGATGAAGTTGACTGATATAACTACAGCAATATTTGTCAAGAATCTTCGCAGAAGACCTGACAGATTAGAACATATGACAAATCAAATGGCATCTATTGAAACGCCATTTACATTACTTGATGCTGTAGATGATAGGGGTACGCTAAAGGATGCTATCTGGTGGAATGCTCAGAATGGATTGCAGATTGTTCGATACGCTAAAGCTGCAGGATTATCTTCGGTTATATCCTTAGATGATGACTGTGTATTTGTAGATAACTTTAATGAAAGATTAACTGAACTGTGGCCCTATATTCCTGGAGACTGGGATATGGTTTCTTTCGGCGATGTCCTAGATAAAGCTGTACAGATTCACCCAGGAATTGTACATACTCACAGGTCTTGGGGTGGACACGCAACACTGATTCGCAATACCGTATATGATAGATTGCTTGAGTGTATTACTGGTGATATCTATTCAGATGAGGAAGTGAACTTGAAACTAAAACACAGTATAAATTATTATGTATTTAGCCCGTCCTTGGTTACCCAGTTAGATGGCTTTTCTGACTTAAAAAATAGATATGTTAACAATGGATTCTTCAAATGAAACAAGTAATCATCACCGGAGATAAGGGCTTTGTAGGTAAATACTTCTGGAAGAAGTTAGATAACAGTCAATGGAATATCATCGGAGTAGATAAGAAGGATGGCGGAGATGACTGCCGATTCTTCTTCAAGCATTGGGATAGACAGGTTGATCTTGTCATCCATCTTGCAGCTATTGTAGGTGGCAGAGAGAACATTGAAGGCAGACCGCTTGCTGTTGCTGATAACTTCAGCATCGACTCAGCATTCTTCCAATGGTGTATGAGAACTAAACCTAAGAAGGTAGTCTACTTCTCAAGCAGTGCTGCTTATCCGATTGGATTTCAAACACCACAACGTAACCTAAGACTCTCTGAAGGTATGTGTTCTTGGGAACATATGGACCAGCCTGATATGACTTACGGACTTAGTAAGTTAGTCGGAGAATACCTTGCATCCTTTGTGGATAATGTTTATATCTTTAGACCATTCAGCGGATATGGCACTGACCAGGACTTATCCTATCCATTCCCGATGTATATTCGTCGGGCGTTAGATGTTGCAGATCCGTTTGAAGTGTGGGGTCCAGGCACACAGACAAGAGACTTTATTCATATCGAAGATATAGTCAATGCAGTTATGGCAGCACTTGAAAGTGAACCTATCGGTCCAGTTAATCTTGGATGGGGTAGGTCTACTTCATTCCTAGACTTAGCTCAGATGTGTATGGATGCAGTTGGATATCAAGGTGAGATAGTAACTAGACCTGAGAAACCAGTTGGTTGTATGCACCGAGTATCAGATAACAGCAAGATGCTTTCATTCTACACTCCGAAGATTACCTTGGAAGAAGGAATCGACAGAGCAATCAATGGAGTTGTTTGATGGAGTGGAAGTTCTTTGACAAAGACTCTGACTTTACCAAAGCAGAATGGTATTGGGATAGAGAAGCTGCTCATCATTTAGAAGAGGTAGACCATAGAGATAGGTTACTTGCTACTCGTAATCTAGTTCTTCAGGCGCACAGTATGGGTGCTATGACAGCAGTAGATTTAGGTTGTGGTGATGGTGGCTTACTTCAACTATTAAAAGATACTCCGCTGAAATGCTGGGGCTATGACCTGATGCCTAAGAATATTGAACACGCAGTTACTGTAAGAGATGTTGATGCTAGGTACACAGACTTCAACTCAGATGATATTGAATATGGTGACATAACTATTATGACTGAAGTGCTGGAGCATATGATAGATCCGCACAAGATAGTGCGAGAGTTACCATCTAAGTTTTTAATTGCAAGTTCTCCATACAATGAGAATGATAAGAACCATTACGAGTTTCATCTCTGGGCTTGGAATCAATTAGGTTATGACGCTTTGATAACTCAAGGTGGATACAAGATTGTAACTAAAGTTTATTCATCGGGCTGGTCTCAGATAGTTCTTGGAGTTAGGGATGAGTAGTTACAACAAGGTAAAAGGTTCAAAGTTTGAGACAGATGTGATGAAATATCTACGCAAACTAGGACATTTCGCCGAGCGTTTGGCTAAAGTTGGATCCTCTGATGAGGGTGATATCGTCACCATAATCGCAGGTCAGACCTATATTCTGGAGTGTAAGAATAGGAAAAAGATAGACTTACCCGCCTTTTGGGATGAAGCGCGGGCTGAAGCAAGAAACTATGCGAAGGCTAGAGGAATTACCCTCAACCCTTTGGCCTTCGTTATAGTCAAACGTAAGAACAAGAGCATCGAAGATGCTTGGGTAATACAAAACCTAGACCAATGGATAAAGGATAAGACAATGCCAACACCACAAGGTGAGATAACATCAACCGAAGTAATCAAACCAAAGGAAGAGAAGAAAGAAGATAAGTGATCTGCGATAACTGTAAAGTTGGCGGTGACTTCAACTCATACGGCAACTATGATAAAGCTGATGAACTGCACGAACAATGCAAAGGAGACTGCGGATGTCACCACAAGACTGGTCAAGGGTGGGTCGTAAGGGCAAACGAAAAGGCTCCGTTGATACAAGTACAATCTCCATAATAGATATCGTAAGGTTCTACGGAGGAGAAGTAAGAGAGGGACGCAACGTATCAGTTAGATGTTGCATCCACGAAGATAGACGTAGGTCTGCAGTGATGGATACTTACGGTAATTTATATTTCTGTCACACTTGCGGTAAGGGTGGCACAGCAGTTGATGTAATAATGGAGAAGGAAGGGGTTGGTTTCAAAGATGCAGTCGAGCGTGCAGGCGAAATCCTTGCTGGAGTCGGCTCAACATTACGCACAGAATCTAAGCGTAGAGGCCGTGCAATACCTAGAAGGACGTGGGATATCTGAAGATGTAGCTCGGCAGTTTATGCTGGGTACTATAACTGATGCCGCACCTGGTCACGAGATGCACGAGGGGTGGCTATCTATTCCATACATAACAGTTCTTGGTCATTGTGTTGGCTTCAAGTTCAGAAGATTAGATGATGGCAAGCCTAAGTATGGATCACCACTGGGACAGAAGAGTCATCTTTACAATGTCTCAGATGTAACTTTAGATGTAGCATCTATTGTTGTATGTGAAGGTGAGTTAGATGCAATTATTTTATCGGGTATGTGTAACATACCAGCAGTTGGTGTGCCAGGTGTAACAGCTTGGAAGCCACACTTTGCAAGACTGTTCACCGGTTTCGACACGGTTTATATCGTTGGAGATAACGATGTCAAAGAAGATGGTTCTAATCCAGGCGCTGACTTTGCTCGGCGTGTCGCAGGCGAACTACTAAACGGACAAATAGTATCATTGCCACCTAATATGGACATCAATGATCTATACCTAGCGGAAGGACCAGACGCTTTGACTCACCTACTAGGAGGAGTTCGATGAATGAGCAAGAAAAAGGACTTGGAAGAAGCAGCAAGATTATTGATGGATATGGGGATGATAATAGTCTCGATGGATTACAAGAGTGGAACGATAACCTGCAAGCCTCAACCTGTAAGAAGGTAGATGATGAGTTTATCAACAATGTTTGGCGAGTACTTGACTCAGCAGGGAATCTGCTCATCCGCAAGCATCACGATTACGGTCCAAAGAATGTCTCTCAATCTCCAGGTGGACCACTCAACGGACTCCGAGTGCGAATGTGGGATAAGGTTGCTCGAATCAATAATCTGGTCGACTCTAAAGTTCACCCGTCCAACGAATCACTCAGAGATTCCTTCATAGATTTACTGAACTACAGCGCCATAGCAATTATGGTGCTAGATAAAACCTGGCCCGAATTAAACAATGACTAATCTTCATCCCTCATTCTTTGAGATAGTGCCGGCGGTGGCAACAGGAATCTACCGACGCTATCGTCAATGGATAGAGCGAGAAGATTTGAACCAAGAGTTATATGCCTGGGCTATGGCTAGGGCTGACCACTATTCACAGCTACTCAATGAAGAGAACAGTATTCAACGGGTAATAAATGAGAAGCGTATCTCTTGGCAGATGCGTCGCCACGCTGAACGTTATGCTCGCAAAGAGAAAGCTAAGAAGTCTGGCTATCAGATAGGCGATGAATCCTTCTACGATACAGTCTTGTTAGGACAACTACTGCCGCACGTTATCGCTTCGGTTGTAGATGGGACAGTCTTAGAGCAAGCACAGAATCTAATCAACGATGGACAACCACGCAAGCAATCTGCTCCTGCTGAAGGTGGCAACCTCTTGGCTATCTTGATAGATATAAAGAAGGCTTACCTCAAGTTAGAGGTAGCTGATAAAGATATTCTAATCAAGAGATACCACGAGAACCTTACGTTAGAGGAGATGGGCCAGTACTTAGGCTGTGCCACTTCTACTGCTGATCGTAAATGTAATAACGCTATCCGCAGATTACAGAACCTATTAGGTGGGGAGAGTCCCTGGCAGTGAGAGAACAAGAACTCTTTGACTATCTAAAAGATAAACACTTCCCCGATCTTGAGAAGAGTGAAGGGTCTTACGATTCCTTTGACTGTAATACTTTAGGTAAAGGTTTATATATAGAACTAAAGTGTAGGCATACCCATTACCCTGACCTGCTAATAGAAGAGATGAAGTATCGCAGGCTAATCAACCAAGCAGGCTCGCTCACTCCCTACTACATTAACTCCACACCACAAGGCATATGGGGTTTTGATTTATCAAGAGTACCTGAACCAACCTGGACTGAGCGTAGAATGCCAGCGACTACAGAGTTCACTGATACTAGAAAGATTATGAAGCTCGTAGGATTCCTTCATTTAGATTACGGAATAACCTTATGACTTATGAGTTTATCTGCCCGCAATGCTCAACCACCTCCTTCGTTGAGCGATCTATACACGCCGAAGCAAGCAACCCTTCCTGCTTACCTTGCGGTGTGGTTATGAATAGGGTCTGGTCCTCTCCCCCTCTCTCGTTCAGAGGGCCAGGCTTCTACTCTAATGACAAATAAATAACCCCGCAGTTAGCACTCTTGGTCTGCGGGGTTACTATTACTAGGTGAAAAGGTATGAAATCCCTAGTAATTCTTTTATCTTACTCGCTCTCTTCCTCCTCAGTAAAATCTATACTTGTCCCAATGAGCTTTCGCTCGACAAGGA